GCCACCAAACCCGGGAGGGGGTGAGTGTAGCATTATCCTTGTCTCACCAGGCCCACGATAGAATGGACATACCACTGAAAGCCTTCTGGAGGTACGGAACAATCTAGGCTAGTCATGACGCGCAGTCACTTACCTTAGAAGTCACCTGACTTGCCGACTTCGAGACCAGCTAAAGGAAGGTGGAAGGTGGTCACCATGGGTTTTCCATGCGTGTTCTGAATCAACGTGGTGAAGATGTGGGGGAAAATGAGCATAGCCCAAAGGCTCTGACCCTGGCATTATCGTCCAAGGCTGAACTCTCATAAGATCCACCACTACTACAAGGAAAACAAGCTAGAGTTGCACACTCAGACCCGAGAGGTGTTGCAATTCGAAATTAAGTTATCGCGGAAGAATTTTATGCTACTCATAATCACGGCGATGCAGGGGGAGCCTGCGAATACAGGGATAAAATTTTTGGGCATTACCGCAGCTCAGCGTGTAAGTGAGCAAACCGAAGCTCTACGGGAAATTGAGCCAGCCGGAGCTCTACGGGATATTGAGCACGTGGAGTTTCTAGGCCAGATTAAGGTTTTTGGCCATTATGGGTGTCGACAGGGAAAATGTTCGTCAACTCCAGATTTTAAGGATGCCAGGTTTCTCATCTTAAGTGGTGTGTTTCTAGTATATATTCTGGTGGTTAGTGCGTATATGTTGTGGTTGGCGGGTAGATGGAACCAACTAATGCACACTTTGAATGGAAACATGAGAGGTAGCTCTTTTGTTCCGGCGGCAGTTAGGCAAAGAGCAGGGAGTGCCCTGTGGAATGCGCCACAAGAAGAAGGAAAATACTCACAGGAGTTGAGGGGACCCACGTATGAGGAACTTCTTAAACAGGTTGAAGATCTCAGGTTACAGTTGGCTGATCCAGCCCAAGCAGCATTGGTGGTTTTCCAGAATGCAGTGTTGACGGCATCGAGTAGGCATGCAGATAATGTAGAAAGAATTGTTAATTCTATGGTGTTAGAAGGAGCTGAAAATGTTTTTATGACACTGTCGGACGAAAACTCTGAATATGTTTCGGCCATGGCTTTAGCTCGTAATAAGCTCCAACATGCAATGAACGGAAACTGGGACTATGAACCCACTATTCTTGAGATACGCGTCGAGTTCCAAAGACAAAATGGGTCTACTCATTGGAATACGAAAGGGTTTTGCAAGGGGGCTCTGTTGCAAACCAGGTGGGAGGAATTCGATCTGTACTACAAACAGGGAGTTATAGACTATCTCAAAGATAAGAGGGCCGGCAGAAGAGAAGATAGTCCAGATCCATGGGGTTGGGAAGCATCCGAGGAGTCTGTGAGCGAGAGTAAGGACGAACCTCAAGAGATTACGGAGGACAAAGAAGAAATACCATTGCCAGCACCTCATCAACCTGAAGCTATGGAGGAAGAAATTCTAGTAGATCCTTTGCCCCAACCAGTTCCTACAGAAATAGAGTGTCCGATCTGCAGAGATGGGATAGTTGATATGACCACACTGTGTGGACACCAATTCCATCAAAGTTGTTTGGATATATGGCTCAACAGGAATGTTAGTTGTCCCATGTGCAGGGCCGAGTTGAGGGATCCTTTGGAGTGGATACAGCAAGAGGATGCTCCACCGGAAGGGATTGCGGAAGATCCACCTACTCCTATCTTTATTAATGGGGTCTCTTTGGATGGAGCAGACGTTTTAACGAATGTTCCTGAAATCGAGCAATTCCCAGAAATAGGTAAGGAAGAGGAAGAACCCTCGGGTTTTCCAGTTCAGGCACCTGATGACTGGGATCCACTGGCTTTGACCACCGAGGAAAGTCAACGGTTACGGAGGTTTTTGGGGCCGTATGCAGCTGAAGATATTCCAGATTTAAACAGGGTTCAAAGGGGCGTGGTGATAAATAGTCATGCTCTCCATCGGGGGGTAAAATGGAGTTTCATAGAATATGATAGTCACATCCACATTAGGGCCATGGCTGAGTATGGGCGGGGGGCCAATATTCAAGTAAAACCTATGTTTGGACTTTTCGAGAAGTGGGATGGCTATGCTAGAGTAGACATGGCTGATAATAAGGCAGTCTTCTTGCATCTGGCCAATGGTGAAGCCAACAATTTTGTTCCAGGACAAGGAGCTTCTAATGCATATTTAGGACCCGTAGGAGACAATGTTGATAGATGTTGGGATGCTATCAGGACTTATATGCCTCTCATCGGTTATAAGGTCGATGCTGATCTTAACAACCTAGTTATGAAAGCCAAAGCCCATTATAATAGATTCTATGATCAATGGTATGGATTACAGGATACCTTGAATAAAATTGTAATTTCTTCAGTGTTCAGGGGTGTGTATCAGCGGTATGCAACACACCTACTAGTGCACGAAGTTCATATGATACGTATTCAGGTTCAGCTAGGGATGAGTAAAACGTTGTTGGATTTCGAAAAGGAATGGTTGGATGGACACAATATTTTTCCCTTCAGAGCCATAACTTCTAGGTTAGGTTGGTGGGATGCTTTGACTTACTTTTCCATGATTTTTTTGGATGTGGACAAGGACAATTGGAGTGGAGACACGCAGTTTGATCTTGAGTTGAGAGCGGCTAGGGCTTGGCTTTTGAATTGGCGGGAGAAAATAGCACCTAAGGACAAACAACCGGTAACCAGGAAGATGAAGAATTTATGGATAAGGAGAATCCGAACGGACGGGCAGGAGATCAGAGCTTTAAACCCTCCTCAAGGGGTTAGGATAGAGTATAGAGAAAACCCCCTAGGCGAATGGGATGGAGAAGAAAAGAAAGTGCAGGTTATAGGAAGTACGGTGAATGTACCGGTGGCGATACCAGAATTAAGCAGTCAAAATCTCGACTTTGCTTTGAGGAAAAGACAACCTAACATTGGCGAAGCCAAGAGAGCGGAACAGAGGAGTTTCGTTGACTATGCGCTGGTGGAACAAAAAGACTACCCTGAGATTGACGTTTCTTGTACAGATGAGGAAGCTTTTGCATACTTTTCGTCTCACTACAATGTAGAAAAAGCCACTAGGCTCATGGAGCTGAGGAAGAAACCCCTGGATGATGAGGATTATGGTTATAGTATGTTTAACAAGGATGAAGCCTACGTAGGAAAAGATAGGCATAATGCTAAATGGAGGATGATTATGGATCCAGGAGAACACGTAATAGCTAGGCTGTGCCCAGAGTTTTCTAAGTACAGCAAAGGTATGGTGCAATTTTGGAATCCTGACTCAGACATGTTTTATGCTTCTTCAACTACGCCACATGATCTGGGGAGATATATTGATCGTCTATATGAGCATCCATATGTGTGTGATAATGATTTTTCGAGTTTTGATTTTTCCCAGTTTCCGGGTATGGAGGACTTGGACAGAGACTTGGTCAAAAATAAAATGATAGGATTGGACACTATGGATAGAGATTGGCTTCTGAGTGACAAGGCCTTGGGGGTGGTCGAGGCCATATCCAAAGACAAACAACTCATTTTCTATATGAAAGGAGGTTGGGCCTCAGGACATCCAGGGACCTCAATTTTCAATACCAACAAAAGCAAGCACTTGGTCGGGTGGCTGACCGATGGCAAGGCGAAATGCATAATGGCTCTGGGGGACGATGCAGGGTTTGCGTGTGACGAGTGTATTGATACGGAGGAATATGCCAAGAAAGCTAGACATTTGGGCATGGAAGCCACAGTAGCTATGAGAGAAAATCCAAATTTATTTGGGTTTTGTTCCGGATGGGGCCCCAGAGTAGGGAGAAGTAGAAAATGGGCCAATTATTTGGGTAAAATTTTTGCTACTTTCATGTTCAATTACCATAATCACCACCCAAAAACTTTTAAGAGGTTTTTGCTAGGACGGGCGTTGAGTGCTGCTCCTACAACTAATCACCTTCCTGTGGCAAGGGTAATGATGGAACGTATCATAGAAACGGCAGGTGGTATCAAACCTCTCTATGATACTAAGAGTCTTAATCCTTATAGGCCCCAAGGTGGAGTTGTGGACTATCCTACTATGGAGACGTATGAAGATACTGCGGACAGATATGGCACCACTGTAGATTTTCTTTTTCAGTTGGAAGAACATATAGCTACTCTTACTATAGACGACTTTCCTCTCATATTTATTCATCCCTTTTTCGCTCATGCTATTGAAGTGGATTTGGAGAAAGATTTTGAAGGAGCCGTCAATGAAGAAATTCTTATACAGGAACATGATGAGGTTCCCATAGATGGGACGTATTTCGACGATGTTATCTTTACCCCAGAGTTCGAAGAGAAGGAGAAATTAAGGATGGCGGGGGGAAAATTTTGGCCTCTTATGAAAGTATCTAAGAAATGGGGACAAGATGAAAACATACAGTATAATGACACAGGAAGGGAGTATATTCATATGATGTTGTCTATGGTTTCTTATATAAATCTCGATTGGGGTATATATTGGCATAGGAAGATGAACCATGAGGCGTGGATAGCCGAACAGCCATGTTTTAAAAACAAGAAAGCCAAGGTGTTGGTAGTGGAAAGGAAGGCTGGTCGGGCGGAGAGAAGGCCACCCAGAGCGGCGAGGCTGGAAAGAAGAACTGAGAGAGTTATAGATAGGGGACCCAATCCGGTGGCCAGGGGAATGGGTGGAATTTCTTTGTCTAGTTTGTGGCAGGGTTTGCAGCAACTGGGCAAAAAAATACATACCTCCAGGATTCTTTTCAAAAGCTGGACGCCATATTGGTAATATAGCTGGTGGCTCACTGGGAGGGGATATTGGAGAGGCTTTAGGATCGGCAGCGTCTGAAGTCACTGGTATGGGGGCTTTTGCTAAAGTTAAGAACAATTCGTTTCTGGGTACCAACCCAATGAAGAACGGAGAACAACCGGCAATTTTCTACACCAGAGTTAATGGTACAGAAATTGTACATGTTGAGATGGTGATAGAAATACCGGCGACAGGGGGAACCGCCTTCACTACGTATGTTTTTGCGTTGAATCCTGGACTTTATGCAACGGCTCCTTGGTTGTCAGGTGTAGCGGGGTCTTGGGACCAGTATCTGGTCTTGGGTTTAGCAGCTTTCTTCATTTCAGGATATAGTGATTATTCGTCGTCAGGTCCTTTGGGAACCAACATGATGGCGTTTGATTATGACTGTATAGAAGGAGCCTATCCCAATGAGATAGAGCTGGAAAACGCCTGGGGAGCTGTTTCTGCGAAGCCATCGTGTAATATGATGATGTTCGCTGAGTGCGACCCACGTTTTACTCAGTTTCCTATCAAGAATGTTAGAACTGGGCCCATACCTGCCAATACTGATAAGAGAGGATATGATTTTGGAAATTTGGTTTTTGCCACTATAGGATTGCCAGCCTCGTCGGGAGTCCTGGGCAAACTAAAGATTTCATGGCATATAATGCTATATAAACCCCAGTTGACATTACCTCCAGCCACTATACAAGACCATTTTTCTCTTTCCACTTCTATTAGCACCAGTCATTATCTTGGGCCAGATACCACCACAGTACAGTTGCCTACGGCTTCAAGTACCTTGGGTGGAACGGCGGTCAATAGTACTTATACATTTCCCACTACTGTGAGGGTGGGAGATATTTATCAGATCAACTATACAGTAGTAGGTGGTAGCACGTCTTTGACTAATGCATATGGTCAAACTCTTACTGGTTGTTCAGCCTATAAAGTTTTGTATGCTGACTCCACAGGACAGACATATGTTGCGGCAGCTGCTACCTCTACAACCCAAATAGCAATCTCTTATGTGCAGATTACTTCAACCACTGCCACGATACTATTCACTTCAATGACTTTGCCAGGGTCTATAACAGGGGGAGATCTATGGGTTACTAGGATGGCTAGTACCACATGAAGTGCTTAGGCACTAACATAATTCCTCAATAAAATATACAAAGAAAATAAAAATTTGTAAAACATAAAAATTAAAAATCACAAAAGTAAAATCTCATGATTTTCCCCCTTCCAAGGGGTTTTCAAGGGCGCGAGAAAACACGGTCTTTAGATCGGGCCCGCATCACAAATTACCGTTGTAGATGTCAGCGATTAGAACAAACTATTATTGATCCCCACCGGGACATGAACGGTGAGAGTGTCGGCTGAGGACAGTAAAACAGGCAGTTTAAAACCCTAACTAACAGCAGAGCCCGCG